GGGGCGATTAAAAAGAAAGACAAGCCAAGGCTGGGGTTCCAATCTGAACGACGAGGTGTTGAAGTGGCCGACGCCGACAACGCAAGACAACAACCAAATCAAAGGCAAGGACAAGCGCGGTACGACGCTGGGCGGCGCGGTCAGGAATTGGCCGACGCCGACAGCGAGCGACAGTCAGGGTGGCCCGAGACAAATGGATGGCAAACGGGGCAGAGCGTTGAAGGATCTGACGAACCCAACTTGGCCAACGCCATCAGCGAGGGATCACAAGGGCGGCTACATCGGCGGCAGGATAAGAAACGGCAAAGTGAGCTTCGATACGCTGGATGTGGCAGTTCAGCACGTCAGCAACAAGGACAAGAAATCTGGGCATTTGAACCCAGATTGGGTCGAGTGGTTGATGGGTGTGCCGACCGGGTGGACAGACTTAGGCTCTTGGGGAACGGAGTAGTGCCGCAAACAGCAGCGCAGGCTTGGATCACATTGAACAGACAGCTACAGGGAGAAGAATAATTTGATGGTCAGAACTTTCTAGTGTGTTAAAGCAGACCGAAACGTAAGTATAACTGACACCGCGCGGATGCAAGGCCGCACCAATCAAAACAGAGGAGCGAAAACGATGGCGAAGCTATCACCAAATGGATACTTGAGCGGATCTATACTGCCCGCGTATCTGGGCGCAAGCCCGTACCAATCCCCGCACGAAGTGCTGGACCAATGCCGAGCATACCGCAACGGCGCAGAACCCGAAGAGCTTGACAGCTTACAGGTTGATATCGGTAACGTCGCCGAGAATGTAATACTCAATCGAGGGCTCCGAGCTTTAGGCTTGCAAGACTATGCCTGGTACAACTACCAGATGGGCGATGTTGACGCAGCCAAGAAACATCCAGCGCTTGATCTGTGGTACAGCGACGATGGTTTGCTTTACTGCCATGAGCCGTTGACCATACGCACAGACGAGAGTGCCGGCATTGTCGTGATGAACGACAGCGGCGAGATTACATTGACAGGTCTAGGTGTGCTCGAGGCGAAGTTTACAACCGTGTTTGAGAAGCCCGATGACCCGCCACTATATCGCGGACCGATACAGCTGCAAGCTGGCATGATGTGCCATGAGGCGCAATGGGGCGTGCTCATGACATGTTACGGCGCTCGCAAGATTGTCATTCACGTATTCGAGCCGCACCCAGCGACCCAGGCGAGGATTACCCAGGCATGCCATGAGTTCGAGCAGCACATGAGCGATGGCACTTACCCAGAGCCGACCACCTTAGAGCAAGCCCACCATGTTTACTCGCAGCCGGAGGACGATACCATCGAGCTTCGCGAGGAAGCGATTGCCGCAGTCGATAAATATATCGCCGCAAAACTGGTGCTGAGCAAGTACAAAGACCAGCTTGAGGAGAGCACGCTAGATCTAATGAAGATGATGGGCAACAGCAGCAAAGCAGAACTCCGCGATGACACCGGCAGGTTGATCAAAGTTAGCTGGCCTGTCAGACACTACAAAGGCAAGCCCGCGAAGCATTGCCCAAACTGCAATCACGAAATAGAAGCAGCGAAGCCAGAAAGCAGCGCCCGCCAGAAATCAATCACAATCAAAGAGGTAATCGAACAATGAGCAAGCTACCAACATTAGCGCCAACCAACATGACCGAAGCAATGGAATTTTCCAAGATGATTAGCCAATCCGGCATGGTGCCAGGTGCATACAAGGGCAAACCGCAGGATGTGCTAGTCGCTATCCAGTGGGGATATGAGCTGGGCCTTCAGCCGCTTCAGGCGTTGCAGAACATCGCCGTGATCAATGGCAAGCCCAGTGTGTACGGTGACGCAGCACTGGCACTAGTCAAGAATGACCCGCGCTGCGCTGGCGTCAAAGAATGGATCGACGGAGAAGGTGACAGCCGAGTTGCTCACTGCCTGGTCAAGCGCCGGTATGCTGAGGAGATCGAAGAGACTGAGCGCACCTTTAGCGTTGCCGATGCCAAGAAGGCTAGGCTGTGGGGTAAGCAAGGACCGTGGACAAGTTATGCGGAGCGCATGCTGGCAATGAGGGCAAGAGGCTTTGCACTGCGAGACGCATTCCCCGATGCACTCAAAGGCGTGATCACTGCCGAGGAAGCGCAAGACTATCCAGCAGAAAAGGGCGCAGCCAAGGACATAACGCCGAGCGTTACGCATGCAAATCCATTGGACAATCTGCCGCCGCCACCAGTCGATGACTATGCGGAATACCAGCAAGCTGAAGAAATAATCGAGGTGATCCCTGAAGAGCCACCAGAGCCGATAAAAGCTCCGCAAGCATGGAGGGTATTCAATCACCAAGGCGACCAGTATAAAAGCGATTACGCAGATGAGAGCGCGTATTCAGATGGATTCACGACAATGCTTGACGTTTACGAGAAAAAATTTAAAGCATCCGAGATAGATCCGTCAGAAGCCCTGGCAATGTTGCATCAGATCCGCGATCACAATCTCGATACAATGGGTCAGATGGATGCTGTCAAAAGATTGCATGTATCTGGATACCTGAATACCAAGATGAGCAGATTGGAGAAGGAGGCCGGTAGTGCAGCTGACTAAACGGCAACAAGAAATCTATGACTTTATCGCCGAGCACTATGCTCGGCACCAAGTCACACCGGAACAAAAGCAAATCGCTGATCATTTTCAAATATTTAGGACAACAGTTTCAGAACATGTTGGAGAACTGGAGCGTAAGGGATTGATAACACGGAGAGGTAGGGGGTATAAAAACAGCTTGACATTAGTATAATAGCTATAAATCGTCACAGGGCGAGGCTATGAATCCTCGAAGCACTGAGCACCACCTAGATTTTTGCGCGACCGATCATCAAAGACAGGTCATTGAGATGCACATAAGGGGGATGCTGCAAAAGGATATTGCAAAGGCACTCGGCAAGCATCCAAAAAGAATTAGCGCCTGCATTTTAGGGGTTCATCGCAAGGCTGCACTGTCAGGGATGGCACCCGATTACAATCTTAATAGACAAGTAGCCCCAGGATTTACCACCAAGCGGGTCAGCACTGCTTACAATATGGACAACGAGATTGTCCTACAGTGGCATATTCAAGAGCCAGAAAAGCAAAAGCTAGAGGAGTTAATCGCAGAATTTGTCGAGGGTTTCAAGGATGAAGTCACCGGATTACATGCCCCCACAGACCCGCCTGCAAGCACTGATGACGATCTTATGGTTAGTTATATTATTGGGGATCATCATCTCGGGATGCTGGCTCATCACAGCGAAACGATGGGTGACGATTACGATGTCAAGATTAGCCAGACTGTTCTGGAGAACGCGGTAGATAGGCTCGTATCGTCAGCACCAGCCGGTGAGGTTGGGGTCTTAGTAAACCTGGGCGACTTCATGCACATCAATGACAGCACCAGCTCAACGCCTAACTCAAAACATTTATTAGACTCGGACGGAAGATATTCAAAGACCATTCGCGCTGCCAGCAACGTCATAAAACGTACGGTATTACGTATGCTTCAGAAACACAATCAGGTTTGGCTTGTGAATGTCCGAGGCAACCATGACCCAGATGCTGCGCTGTGGTTGAATGAGGTAATGCGTCTGTACTTCGAGGATGATCCACGGGTTAAAGTGTTTGACAATGCAAGCAAGTTTGTTTGGTGGAGATGGGGGCGAAATCTAGTCGTGACGCATCACGGCGACCGCATTAAAATGTCCAACCTTCACGGGTCAATAGTAAGTAACTTGAGGAAAGAATGGGGAGAGAGCGATCACACCTACGTATGGACAGGTCACATCCACCACAAAAACCAAGAGGAATTTGGCGGCGCGTTGTTCGAATCTTGGAACATCCTCGCACCCGCAGACGCCTGGCACGCTGGTGCTGGCTATGCCAGTTCTCGAAGTATGACTTGCGTAATCCTCCACAAATTGTTCGGGGAGCAGGGCAGATTAAAAGCAAACATTCAGGAGTTAATATGAGCGCGTTCGATAAGCAGGTAGATGGCAATCACTATAAGACAATGATGATTCAACCACTAGAGTACGCCTTGGCAAACAGCCTTGGCATCTGTGAACATGCTGTGGTCAAGTACATATCTAGGTGGCGCGAGAAAGGTGGCGTGTCTGACTTGCGAAAGGCAGCGCACTATATCGAGATACTGATCGAGCGGGAGATGGAAAACCCAGAGACTATTGAGCTAACAAAGAAAGCCGGAGCTAAACCTTGGCTCCAACAAGATTCAAAACCTTAGTTGTCATATCTTCTGGTATATCTTCCTCGTCACCATCATCGGATTCTTCATAGTCTTCGTGTTCTATGACTGCAATAATGATGGTTTGACCAGGCTCTAAGTCTTCAATCTGTAGACTAGGCATTAGTTTCTACGCTTCTTTGCCATCCGCATCATCGCAGCTTTCTTGAGCTTTGGGTCCATCTTATCTTTCTTGGATGGCCGACCAACCTTTGATCCGTAAGTACCTTTACCGTATGGCATATCATTTACTCCTGAGTATATCCGCGTCTGCTTTACGAGCGCCGCCCTTGCCGGTTGCCGCCGACTTCAAACGACCCATTGCCCATTGGTGGGCAGAAACTTTTGGCCTACTGCCACTAGAATAATAAGCGCCTAGACCGCGCTTGTATATCCTTTCAGCATTCTTTTGGCCGCCTACTGCCTTCACATAATTCGCTGGTAGCTTCATCGTTTCGATCTCTCTTTGCTGATTCGATCCATATCCGCTCTGGTCAGCAAGCCCATCTTGTACTTCGCCCTGGTACGCATGATCTCCCGCCTGGTAGCCGCTGGATCTTTAGAGCCAGATACATACTTGCGAGGTAAACCGCTTTTATCTTTAGGAACTTTAGGGAACTTTCTAGCCATCAGTACTCCCACAACACGGGTACACTCTGACGAGTATCAACGTGTATAAAATTCTTATGAATACCTATGCCACTGAAGGCCATTGCCATAGCATTTTTCACTATCAGATAGCGTTGATTACCATCTGCCACTGCAATGTCTGCCGCAATACCCTGTGCATGAGTGCCTGGCTTAGACTTCTTGGCCTCAATAGAATGGTTGGGGGATCTGTAACCGCTGGTGATTTGAAACGAGAATCCACATTCATGTCTCAAGGCATCGAGAGCATGGATGAACTCGTCCTTCATCTCGTTTTCACCTGTCTCCTGGCAGTCAAATTCTTCTCGAGTGAAGTACCTAAAACTCATTTCTTCCTCATGTTCATCAGTTTATCCGCACCCCGAATACCAAAGCTGGCACTCACGGCAATGAATAAAAGATATTGATACCAATCCGGCAAGTCTGACAGAGCAGCCATGCCCTGAGTTACTCGGTCAATCACTGCGCCATCATTGACAGCGATAGCGTAACCAATGAAGAAGATGGGAGCAGCTAAAACAATCGTCCAAAATTCATCCTTCCAAGAGTGCGCTGAAGCATTAGCCATCTTGGATTCCCAGTCAGCATCGTTGGCAATCACCTGCATCTTAGCCTGGTGTTTGGCCTGCTTCTCTTCAGCTTTATTCTTAAGCCAGCCGCCGACTAGATTAGTGATTGGCCCTATTAGTGCTTGCATCATTTTCTAATCAACTCGTTAATGGCCTTCCACGCTTCGATCATCTTAGATTCAAGAACATCCAGACGGTTTAAGATCTTGCCAATCGTTAGCACGAGAATGAATATGCCAGCAGCTATCGGCCAGCCTGAGACAATGATCTCCCATGTTTCCATTAGTCATCTCGTTTAACTAATTTCTGTACCGTGTCAGACTCCCAT